GCTACTGCCCGCATTATCAGCGGTGAGGACGAAGGGCGTGCTCATAGCAGCCCCACGCTACGCGCCACGTCGTCAGCGACCCACTGCCCGCGCCGCGTCACCTTGAAATCCGGTAGCTCCGCGTTCGGCATGTACGGCGTGCGCTCCTGCGTGCGTCCAGGCCCGAACGTCCACACCATGCCCTGGCCGAAATACGGATCGGTGGGATCGTCGGTCTTCCACACGCCGACGCGCGTGCGCTCGCCCTCAACCATCACGCCGTAGTGATCCCAGCCGGAGAAGTGCACCCCGTCTATGGATACCTTCAGCACGCCACGACAGGGCGAAGCGTAGAACTGCCGCACGTCGCCCTCCCACTCCGTGAGGTCCGCGTACAGGACGCGCAAGCTACGCCGACAGCGCTGTGTACGTCAGGCTCGAGCAGGACACCGTATCGCCGGCCGCGACGGTGAGCCCGTTCGTCATGTCGATGTCCGAACCGCTCGCCGCCACCTGGCAGGTGATCGCCACGACGTCGCCGCTGGTCTGTAGCGTCGCGTGCGATACCGGGCTGGCATTGCCAGCTGCGTTCGTGTCGGACGCGATCGCACCAGCCGTAGCCGTGCCGGCCGAGGAGGCGCCGAATGCGGGCGTCGCCATGATGAGCGTCGCGGCAATCGCTCCCGCTGCGGAAATGCGGAAAGCCAGCTTGCTGCCCGCACCATCGAGTTGATCGACGACGGCGTTCGTCGCCGCGTCCCTACTTGCTGTCGAATGCGTTACCGCCATCGCCGTTCTCCTTCGGTTGGTTCAGTTCCTCGACGATGCGCTGCGCCTTAACCGCATCATCGCCTTCGACCACGCTGGTCAGGTGGTACGTATCTTCCTTGCCGGTCGCCTTGCGCTTTACCGTAACGGTCATGCCGACTACGCCACGCTGGCCCTGTAGATTGCTCATGTTTCCTCCAGTTTTTTGACACGCCGCGCGCCCTTGAGTATTCCGCGCTCGTCGTAGATCGGCTCCACCGGGCTCGCTAGAACGCGCGCGAGTTCTTCCATGCTCTTCGCGACTCGCGCATGCGATCGCTCCGTGTGCCGTGCGGAGGTTGTCATTGCATCAAGCGTGGAATCGACGCGCTTCGCGTGCTCAGTCATCGACGCAAGCGCGGTGACAACGCCGACGGATGCCATGATGCGCTGCGACTCGACCTCGGGCAGTAGCTCCGGTGACAAGCGCGGCACTGCGGCGCTCGTGTCCATAAGCCCCTTGATGAAGGCGGCGGCCAGGGCGGCGGCGACCTCCTCGGCTTCCTCCTCGCCATCGTCGTCGTTCGCCGCGGCTGGTGCGGGCGCGGGCACGGGCTTGGTGCCGAACGGGTCTTCCTGCGCATCGCGCTTCGCCAAGGCTTCCAGCGAGAAGTTCTGCTGCTGGAGGTAGGGGTACTTCCCACCAGGCACCGGGGGCAGGTTGAGCCGCGCGCGTGCCTCGTCCGGTGCCCGAATACCGGCCTTGACACCCTCGGCGAGCATCGTGATCTGCGCCATCTGGTCCATGCGCAGCAAGCCCGAGAGGTCGAACTCCGTGTATCGCTTCGTCGGAAGTTCGAGCCCGAAGTCGAATATCGCCTCTGCGGATTCGAGCAACTCCTGCAGGCAGTCGTTGTAGTACATCTGGTTCAGCGCGTCGATCGAACTCCCCGCCGGCACGGGACCGCCGATCTTGAACAGCGGCACGTGAAAGACCCGCGCCACGTCCTCGACCGTCCAGCGCAGTTGCTCGATCAGCTGCGCATTCTCCGCGGGGATGGTCATCGGCTCGTATTTCAGGCCCATGCCGCCGACCAGCGTGCGCCCGATGTTGCCCCCGCCGTAGTTCTGCTCGAACTCCTTTTTAAGCCGCTGCGCGGTCTCGTCGTCGATCTTGATGGGCGCCGTGAGCATTCCCGAGGGGCGGCTCATGTTGTCGAAGAACTTGGTGCTGTTCGACTGAATGCGCCGCCCCTGCGTCGCCGATATCGCCGCCGCGTAGAGCGGCGATACGCCGACGAGCGGATGAAAGAGACACGTCATCGAGTCGTGAAACATCTCCCGCGCCGGCACAATGATCTTCTCCGGCACGCGCGAGAGGTTGTCTGGCTCGATCTCGTAGTACACGTCGCCCGAGTCCGTGATCAGCGGCTTGACGCGCTTCGGGTTCAGGACGTAGGCGGCCGATACAAGCCTGCGCTGCGGCTCGCGCTCCTTGAGCGCGTAGACGTTCCCGTAGAGGAGCTTCGAGACCATCCACTGCTCTACGAACTTCCCCCACGTCTGGTAGTGATTCGGGCGGCGGAAGAACGGCAGGAAGGGAGAGTCCTCGACCTCCTCGCCGATGCCGCTCGCGGCCCCTTCCATCAACCGTATGCGTAGCTTCGCCACGTCGCGCGCGATCGTCGTCACGCAGGCGAAGACGGCGGAGAAGGCGAGCACGTCCCGGCTCGCGTCGATCGGCACGTTCTGCTGCCACGCCCCGCCCCACGCTTCGCCGATCAGGGGGAACCAGCCGCCCGTCGAATGCCCGACAGATTCCAGGGTCTGCGCCTTGACCCGGGTGATCTCAATGCCGAACAGGCGCATCTAGCGCCCCCTCTGCCCGCGCCGGCGGGCGGGCGGTCCCGCACGCATCTCGCGCGTCGCGTATTCCTGATTCATCCCGGCGCGGTGCGCGCGCCCCAAGCCTTCGAGGATGGCCACGAAACGCTCCTCGCAGTCGAACTCCTCGCCTTTGGATAGAACACGGCCCGCGTACTGATGGCCCTCAGTGATCGCACGCATCTTGACCATACGCCCTCTCCAAAAGCGTGCGGGAGCCGAACGCGGCCCCCGCACTTGGTTCTACAGCGCCGCCTTTTAGGCGACGTACGCCGCGTGCTCGATGAAGGCCACTGCGGTGCTGCGCTTCTTCTTCCAGTTCACGAACCGCGTGGCCCGGACGGCGACCGACTTGGACTGGAACATCGAGACCAAGCTCGTGGTGCCCGCGGTGCCGGCGGCGGCATCGCCCGTCGGCACATCGGTCATCTCGACCGAAGCCTCGCGGCTCGCGTCGATCTCCAGACCACCCTCTGCGAGCATGATGTCGGATTGCTTTGCGAGGATGATCATGCGGCCCGAGTCAGGGCTCCCCGCGACGTTCGCCGAGTTCGACACCACGGCCGGCAGGCCAGCGAAAGTTCCGCCGTTGATCGTGAGACCCGGGAACTCGTTTTGCCCCAGCGCGTTCTGCATCATGCTGATGGTGAGAGCCATCCCCGTGTCCATGATCCAGGTGGCGGTGGTCGGGTCATCGTTGACGTTGATGAAGCTCTTGAACAACGTCTGGATATCCGCCCGCAGCGTCGCAAGCGTGGTGCCCGTCGGCGTCAGTGCCGTCACGCCGTTCGTGATCGACGCCGGCGAGACGTTCGAGACGGCGGCCACGGTCGGGTCGAGGAACTGACGATCGAGGAACTCGGTGATCGAGCCCAGAAGGTCGTCGCGCACCTTCATCTCGGCCGAGGGATCGGACGAGCGCACCAGTTCCTCGGTCAGCACGACAAGGCCGGCGGCCTTGGCAATGCCGAGCGTCACCTCGATGGCGTTCATCTTGCTCACCGGGATCGCCTTGCCCTGACCGACCCAGTAGGAGGTCGAGCCGCTGTCGGCACCCGAGACGCGGATATTGAACGGAACGCGGCGAAGACCGCCGAGCTTGCCGATCACCGTCATCGGCCGCAGGATTTCGATGAACTCGGAAACCAGGTTCTGGTTGTAAACCCACTCCGAGGCCCAGCCCGAGGTCGTGGTATCACCGCCCTCGATCGCCGTCATCTGGATGTGCTGCGCCACCTCGGGGCTCTGCGTCTGCCAGTCCCGCTGCGCCTTGGCATAGAGCAGGGCGAGTTGCGGATTGCCCTGCCCCATGATCATCGACTTCACGACGCGCGCGTAGGCGATGCCCTTGGGCAGGTTCGACTTGACCGTGATGGAGCCGGTGCCGCGCAGTTCCGCGCTCCGCGTCACATCGTCCGTGCGTTCCACGGTCGAGCGAACGGGGGCGGCCTTGCTGACGGCCTGGGACTCCATGAGCTTGAGGTCCACGAGCTCGTCGTCGATGGCCTTGATCTCGGCCGATAGCGTGGTGAACTCCTCGCGCTCGGCTTCGTCCTTCGTGCGGCCCTCGTCGATGGCCTTCGATTGGATCTCCTGGCGCCGGTCGGCGCTTGCCGCGCGCTTGGCTTCCAGCGCGGCGATCTGTTCTGCAATGGTTTTCATGTCACTTCCTTTCCGGTTGATGGGTTTGCTGCGCCCCGTGTCGCCGGGAGATGCGCTCAGGAGTACGACGGGTCGCTCTCGATTGCCTATCGCGGCGAGCGCCCCTCGAACATCCTGCGCGTTGAATTCGTTGCCTTTCAGGGAAATGGTCGTGCTCTGCGCGGCCTTCGGCGCCTTGCGCTTTTCGGCCTGCACCGTAACGTCGGCGAAGCCTTGCGCGACGGCTTCCGCGCCGCTCATCCACGTCTCTGCGCGCATCAGGTCGAGGACTTCATCCTCGGCCTTGCCGCTGCGCGCGGCGTACACGGCCGCCACCGACTTGTCCATCTGGTCCAGGAGATCGGCGAACTCGCGCATATCCTCCTGATTCCCCATGACGATGCCGTGCGCGCTGTGGATCATCATCTGCGTGGCCTCGCCCATCTTGATCGTGTTGCCTGCCATGGCGATGATCGAAGCGGCGGAGGCCGCCATGCCGATGACGTTGACCGTCACCGAAGCCTTGTGCTCGCGCAGCATGTTGTAGATCGCGATGCCGTCGAAGGCGTTGCCGCCGGGCGAGTTGATCGTGACCAGCACCGGCTTCGCGCCGAGCGCCTTGAGTTGATCCTTGACCATCTTCGGCGTCGTGAACTGCTCCGACCAGATGTCCTCGCCGATGGCGCCGAGAATCTCGATTTCCGAAGACGCCTTCTCGGCGCTTCGGATCGAGGCGTCGTAACGCGCGAGAGCCTCCGGCGTCAGGCGGAACTTCAGCGCCTCGGGCTGCGCGCTCATCTTCATGGTTCCGGGCATACGTTTCATCGGCTTTCTCCTTCGTCAGACAAACATCACCTGAATCTTCCCCGGCGCCTCCGGGTTCAGGCTCATCAGCGTCACCGAGTTCAGCATCGCGAGCACCGGGTCGATCTTCGCCCGGCCCGACGCCTGTTTCGTGATAATCGCCGCGTTACCTCGCGGCTCGATCTTCGCGTTCCCCACGCACCACGCCATGAGCGGCTGTGCACCGTGCACCAGAGCGCCCTCGGCGAGCTTGCGCTCCGCGGTAAGGATCGCCCCGTACATCTTCCAGCCCTGCGCGATGCCGACTACCTTTTCCTTCGGCACCCCGGCCTTCACGATCTCATCGAGTATCGTGCCAAGCCCGCTCGGGTCCACGCCCACCTTGTCGAGCTTTCCCGAGTCCTCGCACTTCTTCACCAGCCCGGCAACCTGCGCGGTGTCGTCACCGATCTTCTGCACCAGCGTCAAGTTCCCCTGCTTTGCAAAATCCCTCAGCCTCGGGGCCTCGGACTTCCTGCGCTCCAGCACCGACGGATGCGCCCAGGCGTGCGCCCAGACCCACCACTCACCCCCGCCCGTCATGCGCCCGAGCACGCACAACCCCAGGAGATCGTCCAGCCCACCACCATCAATCCCCACGTCCACCACCTCTGAACGCGCGAGCAACTCATCCAGCGTGAACGCCGGCCGCCCCTGACCCTCCCAGTAGTCGGCGCCCGACCAGCGATCCGACATCAGCGCAAGGCCGATTTCGATATTGGCGTGCTTGGCGTAGAACCCGCACAGCGACGCCTTCCCAGCGTGCTCGGCCTCCTGCAGCTTGTGCGCCAGGAATTCCGGGTCCACCGACGCACCGAGATTCGGGTTCGTGATGAACCACTTGTCCAACGGGGGAGCTCCAGACTTCACCATCGCAGGCGGGAACTCGTACAGCACCGGCAGGAACCGTTTGTCCTCTACCGCACCATCGCGCACCGCGCGCGCATACTGCAGCTTGTCTCGGAATATCCCCGCCGGCGGCTGATCCGACTGCGTGGACAGGTAGATCGTGAACCCCTCGGGCCTCGAGGCCAGGCCCCCGGTCGCCTCCCGCAGCATGTTCTCCGCGTTCGGTTGCTTGCCGAACAGCCACAACTCGTCCACCAGGACCCCGGTCGCCTTCTTCCCGCCGACCGTCTCACTGTCAGCGGCCACCACCTTGAGCGTTGCCCCATTGCCGCGGTGGATGATCGTCCGGTAGTGCTCCTGCACATGCAGCAGATCCGATAGCACCGGGTTCTTGCGCACCATGTCCCGGGCCGGATAAAACGAGTTGTTCGCGATCTCTACCGTCGGCGCAAGGATCAGGAACTCAGCCGACTCCCGCCAGTTGCGAATCAACGCGGTCAGCATGATCCCGGCCGCCGTCGTCGATTTCCCGTTCTTCTTGCTGATGAGCAGGAAGAACTCCGTTATCAGGCGCCGCCCCGCCTCCGGGTCATAGGCACCGAACACCGACCCAACGAAATCCAGAATCCACGGCCGGCACACCTCCCCCATCGTCGGGGAACCCTGCGCATCCACAATCCTCAGTTCGCGAAAGACCTCGAGCGCGCTCTCAGACTCCTTCGGGTAGAGCGGCCCGAACGGGATCAGCCCATCGCCGCGGAGTAGCCTCGCCTCCCAATCCCGGCAAGCCGTTGACCACTCAGGAGCCGGCGACGACCCGGAGCCGCGGCGGCGCGGCGGGCGCGAACTTTCCGCGGCCCGCTTTCTCGGCGGCTTCCTTCCTTTCGTCTTTCTTGCCACTGTCTCCTTTCTTCGCGTGGCGGTACTGCGCAGCCGTCACCGCGGCACGAACCCGCAGGCGTGCGTCAGCCTCCTGGTCGTTCATCACCTCGAGCAGAAACGCCAGCGGGTCCTTCTTCGCCGAGATGTTCAGCTTCGGTTTGGGCTTGGGCTTAC